TAGAAAAATTTAATCAACTGACAATTCCTTTGTTGTTCCAAAAGATAGGTTTATCTTATACGATGGAAGACAAGGATGCAGTTGCGACCCGGCCCTATAGAAGAATTGAAGAGGTTTCATACCTCAAGAGAGGATTCTATAGAGATGAAGATGGAAAGTGGTTAGCGCCACTTTCGCTCGGAACAATCTTGGAGACGCCGATGTGGATAAGGAAGTGTCCTGATCCACAGGTGCAGACTATTGATAATCTTGAATGGGCGGTGAAAGAACTTTCACTTCACCCTGAAAAGGTTTGGGATAGTTGGTTTCCAATCTTGGACCGAGAGTTAAAGGAGCTTGGCCGTTTCACAATGTTCTGCAAACAAGCGGAAGTGCGTGAAATTGTCAAGAGCGATGGATGTGATCTTCTATTCTGAGGAAAATTCTCAGCATAATAATCAGAATAGCTATGCTATCCATTGGACAGTCTGGCCTATTTAGGCTTACCACCCAGGATGGACTGTGGCAGCCCCACAATATCCAGGGTAACTGAGTGCCCCTTGAAAGATTGAGTCGTCTGATAGGGAAAGAAATAGACTTGCTGATAATAATAATAATGAAAAACAACAGCAGTCGGCGGAGATTGCTCCTGATATTACTAATAGTTTTGAATCTCGTGAAGAGGTGACGAACTTTAGCAATGATGATGCAGCAATAGTTGAGAATACCCCTGGTGAGTCCACCGTTCCAAAGATGGTAAATCAACAATTTACGGATACGCGGAGTCACGACGTTATATCGTACTTGCAGCGACCCCAGATTGTCGACCAGTTCAACTACCAGGGAGAGAGGAACGCTCTTCTCTCGACTACGACAGTTCCGGATACGATGCTCACTCCGATGTATCGTGCCAAATTGGATGGGTTCACTTCGTTTAGGGCTACGGCTGTTTATAAGTTGCAAGTAAATGCCATGCCTTTTCAGTGTGGTAGATTGCTCTTATTTGCAGTACCTATGCCTACTCTCACGACACCAAGAGAGAGCTGGTTAGCTGGTTGCGTCACTAATGCGCAAGCTTTACATAGTGTACAACTAGACATAGCACAGCAAACAGAAG